CCCAACGCAGTCGCTGATGGTTCAAGACCGAAGCGGCGCAGCGGATGGCGAGGCAAGCGCAAGCGGCGTGACGCAAGTAAATCCGATTATTCAAGGCAACCTTACAAGTCTTGCAGTAGGTGCTGGGCCAGTAACTCCGGCAGATAACACAATGCATTTAAAAGCAGCAGATGGTGCGTATGGCATTATCCACGAAAATGCATCGGGTGTAAAAATTGCAACCTACACGGGTGGCTCTTCTGCTTTTATAGGGACTCAAGGTTCACATTCTATGGCACTCGCGACAGGGGGGAGCGAGAAATTAACCATATCCGGTAGCTTAACTACGGTCAAAGATTTATTAGTTGCAGACGGAAGCAACGATGTTGCGCTTACTTTAGGGAATAGCAGTTACGGGTTAGCGTTAGACTATTCAACCGGCGACCTCTCGCTAAAAACCAACGGGACAAATAAGGTTACTGTTAACAACACCGGCGCGGTCATAATTCCGATCGGCCCAATTACAGTCGGGCCAACTGCGGGTGCGGGTAATGCTACGATTGAGGGGAGTAGCTCGCAGGGAACCACGGACACCCACGGTACGAACTTACTTTTTAAATCCGGGGATAGCAGCGGGACGGGTTCGTCATATATGACGTTCAACACCGCGCCAGCATCAATCCCTTCGGGAACAAACATTAATGCCGCCGTCGAGCGGATGCGGATAGCGGGCAATGGAACGGTAATCGTTAAAGGGAGCACTAGCGTTGTTGACAATTTAGCGTTAAACATAACAAACCACCTAGGCGTAGACACCGGAACCAACATTCGTTGCAACGGTCAACTGTTCGCATCAACTTTGGCCACGTTCAGCGGTGGCATCAATCTGGGTGACACTAATTTATCAAATTACAAAGAGGCGACTTGGACGCCTTCGCTCGTTCGCAATGGTGCAGCAATAACTGCTGGTGTTGCTTATAGCAACCAAACTGGCAACTACACTCGCATTGGGAATGTCGTTCACTACTGGTTTGATATGACAATATCAACGTTAGATAATAGCACATTAGCACCGGCGAGTGGAACGTTTGGAATTGGAGGTTTGCCGTTTACATCTGCTGGTGGTGGTTTGGGTGGTTACGGTGCGCCTAGTTTTAGGTCTATGACTGCTGTTGCTAGTTCAATTCGCAACAACAACAATTCTTCTTTTGTTCAATCTGCGGCAACTTATATACCGTTGTTTTGGTTTAACAATAGCGCGGCGGAAATTGGACTTGATACTGTTACAACGCATTTAACTACGGGCAGATTAACTGGAGAGGGATTTTATTTTACATCTTAAAATGAGTTTAGAAAAAACAGAAACATTGAGGCACGACGTGTCTGAAAACGGCATCGTAATCGTGGAAACAGTCACAACCGTCACCGATGACGGTGCAGTAGTTGGAAGCAACAATCACCGCAAGCCAATCACTCCCGGCGCGGATTATTCAGCCGAGGCAGAAGTGACCAAAGCGATTTGCGCGGCAGTTCAAACAGAATCAGTTGTTGCGGCGTATGCTGAAGCGAATGCACCGGCGGCAGAAGAATCAAGCGAGGAGTAATTTATGATAGAGATAGCAGTAACACCTACAGCTGAACTAAACGCCAGCAAAGTGGCAATCGCATACAACTCCGGTCAAGAGTTTGGTATGCAATTTAGCGTAGCTGCATTCGGCAAAGTGACTGATGCAGAAGGCAACGAAGTGTGGGGACAGAACCCGCTTTATTCTGGATTGCTGAACGTGACCGGCGATGCGTGGAACAACTGGGGAAGTGACCAAGACGATGCGACCTATATCGGCGACCTAGCACTTGCACAGCTTGGGCTAGAACGTGCGCCAGTTGAGGAAGCACCGGCTGAAAGTGGTGAATGACCAATGTCCTAAACCATGCAGCATTTGAACGCGTAGCAGAACAAGCAATTGGCCACTACGGGTGGATGATTGTTGCTGCGTTTTGTGCGCTGCTGTTTAAGGACATTCTGTTTAACTTCGCTCAAGGCTTACTCATTTACTGGGGTAGTGATTTTGAGAACGATGAGATACTTTACATTAGTGGACGGCAAGCGCGGGTCATACGACTTGGCTTAACGTCTACTACGTTTTTTATGACAGACAGGCACACCAAGATGATCGTGCCGAATGAGCAGTTAAAGGCTCTTGTTGTAGAGAAGAAGCTACCGATTAATGGTGGCGCAGCTTACTTACCAAAAGGTGATGAAGGCGGTGTGATGAAAGTGGAGCTGGTAAAAGATGGACAGGACTGATAAAATAACATTAGGAATTTTCATAGCCGCGATGGTGCTTATTGTCGTGCTGGCAAGTGGCTGTAAGTCGTTGCCGGGTACTTTGGAAGTAGACACGCCTTTCTTTGATATAGAGTACCAAGGCGAAAAGAGTGAATGAATTTAGATGATCTTAAAGTTGCAATCGCTAGCGTTACTGGTTTGGGTAACTGGATGGTTGAGATAGACCTCGTACTGAAGGTGGCTATATCTGTTGCAAGTTTGATCTACATAGGTTTAAAGATAAAACAGCTTTTGAAGAATGGCAGCTAAAGGCATACCGACAGCTTACAACAAACCACGGCGCATCAAAGCAGGTGAGCCGGGGTACGGTAAGAAAAAGTTTGTAGTCAATGCGAAGCAGGGTAGTCAGACAAAAGTTATAAGGTATGGTGACGCGAACATGGAAATAAAGAAGGACAACCCTGCGCGTAGAAAGAATTTTAGAGCGAGGCATGGTTGCGACAAACGTCCACCTAGTAAGTTGTCTGCTCGTTATTGGTCGTGTAAGAAGTGGTAAGATGAGTCTCTACAGAAACATAAACAAACGTAAGAAGGCTGGCACGAGTCGGCCAAAGTCTAAGTCTACGATTTCTAAAAAAGCATACGCTAATATGAAAGCAGGGTTTCCAAAGAAAAAACGCAAATGATTAAGAGCAAAACATTCTGGGCAGGAGTTACTGGTTTGGTGGGCGCTGTAAGCGGTTATCTTACGGGTGAACTGGAGTTAGGTGCTGCGATTAACGTAGCTATCACATCTGCGCTTGCTATCTTCGTGAGGCATGGTGTGAAGAAGGTGGAGAAAAAATTAGACGGAGAATAAAATGATATATAGTAGACGTAAAAAAGGTGGCCAACGTTTGATGGAGATTTCTAGATCTGGTGTTGGTCGTCGTGCTGTAAATGCTAAGCGTAAGGCGGCTCGTAAAGCGAAGACGCTTGCACAGGCGAAAGCTAACATAGCTAAAGGCCCAGTTACACGAGGTGGTGTGAAGAAGAAAGTTGCACCAGCTAAAGCTGCGCCGAAGAAGAAAGTAGCTACGCCTAAGTCTGACGCAGGTAAATACATGGGGCCATACAGTAAAAGAACTACTTCGGCAAAAAAGAAAACTCCTGCAAAGCCTACTGCTGGCCGTCGTACTGACGCTAAACGCGCTGCTGATAAGAAAAAGTTGTTAGCAGAGCAGAAAAGGGTAAGAGCGGCTGGCAATAAAAAATCATTAACACGTTTTATACCGCAAATGAGCGTTAAGAAAGCCGAGAAAGCTGGCAGCGGTCTTAGGCTAGGTGGTGAAGTAGGCTTAGCTCTCGCAGCTTTAGCTGGTTCTGGAGGAACTGCTGCTCCTGCTGTAGCGACAACTGGCGGAGGTCGAGCGGTTTTAGGTGGTTTAAGTAGGTTGAAAAACCTTTTCAAAAAACCTAAACCTAAAGGTGATACACTTAGCGTACCGGGTGGGCGAGGCTCTGGTCTTGGTGGTGGTAAGCCACCCGCCACATCGAAGCCAAAGCCGAAACCAAAGCCAAAGCCTAAAAAGAAGAAAACTGCTGAAGAAATCAGAGCAGATAAAAGAGCTGCTTTGCGGCGGAGTACAAAATGATAAAGTTTCTGTATGCTATTGCCAAAGCCATTCCTGCTCTTCAGCAAATTCTGGACAAGTTGTTCGGAGTTGCTAAGGAGCATACGGCTGCGGCTCGGCGTACAACGAAGGACGATCTCGTTGATGACGCTATTGCTGACGCTCTTAGTTTTCCTAACGAGCGGATGCACGGCGACAAAGCTAGCAAACAGCAAACGTCTGATAGCGCATCCACAGTTTCGGGCAGCAGCACAAGCAGCACCGGAGTTCACACGCGAAGCGCTCAAGACGATCAACCATCTTGAGTATGAGTTAGAAAGAAAATGACACCAGCAGTAAAGGTAACTACTACGAAAGAAACCGCGCCTCCTACGAAGCGCGATAAACCTGCGGTAGCGCCAGCAGTAAAACGATGAGCGTAGAGTATATATTAAATCGGTTTGGTAAGAAGGTTGGTATGCTTCCGAGTGATACCAACCAGCGTTCGTTGTTGCTTGACTACCTTAACGAAGCTGCGCAGGAACTTTATGAGCAGTCCGATATGCCGGGTTGTTTAGAAGAAGCGGAGTTCTACGTGCAAGGCGACAAGACGATTGCCATGCCAGCAGATGTCTACGCGATACGCGGATGCCGTGAGAAGGCGAGCAACAACGACATCTGGGACACGGAGCCGATGACAGCTCGCTACCGTGAGAATGGGTGGGACACAGACCACAACAAGTTTCGTATCAAAGGCTACAGCGCATTGCAGCGTTCATTGCCCACGACTATTACAGAAGCAGCTAACAGTACAAACAAGCTAATTGTTAAATCTTTTGGTATAACGTCTGCTGATGATGACTACAATGTGGTGATTAAAACGCCTTACAGCGACAACTTTGCTGTAAGTGTTACTGGCATTTCTGCTTCTGCAAACCATACATCATCTGCAACCAGCACACTAGCTCCGTCAGGTTCTGTAGTTATTAAAGATGTTGTAAGTTTTTCTAGGACTAAAAAACCTACATCTACCAGCGGAATTGTGCAGTTGCTCGACTACACAGATAACAGCATTGCCTATGCTGAGATACCTGCTAATTCTATGGAGTCTCGTTATTTGATCGTGGATGTTAGCGAGTTTCCGTTCAGTTCTAGTGCAGCACAAGACGATCAACATACTTTGCAAGTTCTCTACAAGAAAAAGTTGCCTTGGTTACAGAGTGACACAGACGAGTTTCCTGCTCCGGGTTACGACAACATCCTCGTAAGTAAGTGCATGGAGCTGTTTCTTGAGGAGCAGGGTAAGATGGAAGAAGCAATTCTCCACGACCGCAAAGCATCGCGCTCTTTGGCGCGTAGGCAATCTGATTTAGAACGAGGTCAGGAACAACAAGTAATTTTTAAACGTCACAATCACGATAAGCTCACATGGCTCGCTACCCGCAAACCTCGTTTATAGGCGGCATGAACATGGCCGTTGACGATTCTCGTATTGGAGATGACGAGTATCGTATAGGTTATAATGTGCGCAATCGGTTTGGTGAGCTGCGTCCTATCAGACGGCCAGAAGATATAGATACCGGCATAGATTCGCAGACAGGTACTATTGACAGCATTACGATACACAAAGGAGGTACGGGCTATACCGCAGGTAACTTGGTAGCGACTGACCCTACTGGTAGTGGTTCCGGTTTTGCTGGAACGCATACAGTAAACAGCGGTGTAGTAGATGCTGTTACAATTACAAACGGCGGCAAAAACTACAGCAAGCAAACTGTCATAAGCACACAGTCTAACGGTAATTTTGACAACAGCCTCTCGTACACACTCGAATACAGCGAGCTACCTATACAAGCGGTTTATGCGCTAGGTGATTTTATCATCATAGTTCAAAACGGAAATGCAAAGTTCAAGCACAGGCTTGGTACTACGTGGGCAACGCTTTGGGATGAGAGTACAAACGCATCGCTACGTTTAGACAGTTTTGCAGAGTACGTTTATGTGCAAGCTGTACCGGATAGCGGTGGCTGTACGTTTACTTACAAGTCAACTGGAGATACTGACAGCGTTACGATAGACTCTAGCGCTGGTATGCTGACTAAGACTATTGCAGCAGTCGTCGTTCAAGACGGTGTAAACCAGCCGAACTTAATCATTTTCTCATCTACTTCTGTAGGTGCTACTGCAACCGTAAGAAAAGCGCGTACGTTCGCAGAACACGGCACAACGATTGGTGATGCTGTCGAGCGGGAGTACGTGCCAGTTGGAAAGCAGATGATGTTTTTCAACGGTAAGCTCTACATTGTAAGTCCAGACGGCAAGACAATATACCACAGCGTAAGCGGCAGACCGCTTGACTTTGTCATAGCCATAAACAGCGATGGCAACAAAATTTCATCTGTTGAGGCAGACCACGGTGCAACTGCCGTGAGCTACGCAGTTTCATACGAAGCTATCACCTGCATTGCACCCCTTAACACGGAGAGTCTGCTCGTCAGCACACGGACTGCATCTTTTGCTGTTACACCAAACTACAATCAAACGTTGTACGGTGAGCCTACATTTACTAAGCGCTATCTTTTTGGTGCATCCGTGGTAAATCAGTTCTCGTTTGTGGACATGATGGGTGACTTTGGTTTCATAGATGCCGAAGGCTTGCGCTCGTTTAATGCTGTGCGACAGCTACGTAACGAAGGTCGCAACAGCGCGTTCTCGCTCAAGGTTGCAAAACTTTTTGAGGATGTTGTCCAGCTAGACGGCGCTGCCATTAGCTTCGACAACTACACGTTCTTTTCAGTTAAGACAATCTACGGCTTTGGTGTGCTTGTGTTTGATGGTACGCTTCAGAAGTTCGTGTCGCTTGATTTTTACAGAGTAGATAACGACGAGACGGTAGGGCAGATTACACAGTTCACGAAGATAGATACTGATACAGTACACGAACTGTATGCTGTAACTGCTCAAGGTAAGTTCTTACGTCTGTTCACAGGCGCTAAGTACAACGACAGTTTTGTGCAGACGAAGGCTTTCAACACGGGCACGTTGGAGATTGAGCAGAAGCCGATGCAGTTGCGTACGTTGTTTAACAGCGTTGAGCGTTGGGAGTATGATGCTATAAGACTGACAGGTGGCATAAACTACGGCCCTGACGGTCGTGGTGAGGATGGTAACAACCCTCACACAACTCAAGGCACACTTAAAACAGGTAGTGCGTTTAACTTGGAGGTTGAAAGCGTGCCGTTTGATCTCGCTAGTGGTACAGAGATATTTTTCACAGGCTCAGGTACAAACACAGGAGGTACGTTTACGCTTACAGAAGCTGCTGGTGAGGGGGCAACAATAATCACAGGCACACTTACTAGCACAGGGACAATAAACAAAGCCTTTGCTAAAGGCTTTATACGTTTTACTGGCGAAGGGACTGCTAGGGCTGCTGTTATCAGCAACGCCCGTAAGTCAGAAACTCCTTCGACAATCAGCAAGACTATCCAAGCGCCTATAGCTACAGCCGTCAACTACGGTGACACGTATCCTGTTATGTGGAACAATGAGAACAAGCTACAGAATTTCCTTTTCAACTTTCAGCAAGGACGGCAAGGGCTGAAGGTAGGTTATACTATTGAGTGGAACACAAGCGCGACACTCTCTATGATAACCGCAGAGACTACAGATTTAACACCTAAGAACCCTTTTATGACACAAGCCTATGGGAGCAACAGTTAATAGTACAGAATTCGTAGACGACAATGTTTTGTTTGCGTCGAAGCAATCGGCAAACAGTTGGCGCTTGTCCATGACCGTGCCTAGCAGCAATTCGATAGCAGAGGGCGTGGCAAAGCAAGCCATTCATGTAGGCGATCTTGCTGGGTCGATAGGTGGCGTAAGCATTGTTGCAGGAGCAAGCGTTACAGAGCCTACTACAATAGGTACAGTAAGCGCATCCCCCAGCGATGCTGAAGTTAAAGCTGCGCTTAAAGCACTTACAGAAAAGATAAACTATCTGACGTACAAACTGGAACAGGCGGGTCTGATGGCCAGCAGTTAAGGAGATAAGATATGGGACTTTTAGATGACATCGGAGGTTTGCTAGGAACAGGCGCGACAATCTACGGCTTGTCGCAGTTAGGTCGTACGCCAACGCCGTCAGTTAAAGATACGACAGCAGAAGCATTAGCAGCATACAGAGACAACTACCCTGCGTATGCAGCGATGTTGCGTCAGGAAGCTGGTAAAGAGCTAGAGCGACAGCAAGAACTTTACCCCGAACAACTCAAGCTAGCTCAGCAACAGCTTGGTGCGGCCAAAGCATTTGTACCGCAGTACGGTCAGCTTGCTTCTGACGAGGCATACCGCGAGGCGATGTCCGAAGCTGGCAAGCAGGTGGACGTTCTTCGTGGCCCCGGCGGTCAGCTTATAGACGAGGCTTTCGCAAAGTCACAGCAAGTAGATCCAGAG